CTGCAATGAGACATGGTTTTGGACTTGTTAAAGATACAAGCTCTGCTTTGAATTGGTTAGTACACATAACTTGGTTAAGTTATTGTGCCCTATACTATAAAGTCACTGGACGTCCCTATGCTACTGATGAGAATAAGATTCTTATTGCTGAAGCCCTTGCTTGGGTTGATAAGGTTGAAGACCATATCAAAGGAGATAATCCTACTCAGCGAGTGGAAACTTATCCTAATTATGCTCATGCGACCTTGCAATTACGTGCTGATGGTTTTCTGATACATCGAAAACTATTACAATGTTCTTACACTCGAACTAATTTTACTATTTTCTTTGAATGTTGGAAAACAATTAGTGCTTTAGGTGAACTTGCTACTGCTACTCTTGCTATTAACAAAAATAGAAGAGAACCGCTCTTTGTTCATTTAACCGGAGATCCTTGTGCTGGAAAAACTGTCTGTCTAGATATGTTGTTTAATGATCTCATGAGGTTGCGTGGTATGAAATATACACTTTCTGAAAAGTACACTAGAATGGTTTCTAGTGAATACTGGGAAGGTTACCACGGACAATTTGCTGTAATGTATGATGACATTTTTCAGCGTGACGACATGGAAATTATCGCCACGATTCTTATGGAAGTCATTACTGCTTGCAACCAAGCTGTCATGCCCCTTAATATGGCTGCAGTTGAAAAGAAAGGAAAATATTTCTTTGATTCTCGCGTCATTGGTGCAACTTCAAACAACCACAGAATTTCTGGTTACAAAGGCATCCAAGATATTGGAGCCGTGCAGCGTCGTCAAGACGCCATTGTCAGAGTGACTGTGCCTGAAGAATATCGTGTTCAAAATGAGAATGGTCAATGGAAATTGAAGGAAAAAGATTACAATCCACGAATTTGGAAGTATTCTCTCTATCATAACGAAAGAGAAGAAGAAATTGTAAAGATCAAACACCCTGTTACTGGGGAACTAGTCGAAGAATTTGACTATCCTGTGCTCTTACGAATTTTACATGATAAGCTCTTAGAGAAAGAACATGGAAAGAAATCCTCAATTATGGATTATCTTGCGTCTGAAACTGATGAAACTGAAGCTCTTAAATTTCGTTTATCCCTAATTGATAAACAACCCGTTGCTCAAGGTTTTACTGATGTGATCAGAAACTTATTTAAGCCCAATGAAAATATGACTGCGACTACTGATGATGTTGTTATTGCTTTTAAGAAGATTGAAGCATATATGATTAATCACGCTATTCAATGTGATATGGAAGACCTTTTAAAATTCTTAAAACAAGAAAAGCTATTACTTGTCTATCTGAAATTAGCTGAACAAGATGAGAATCCCTCTGAATATCTATATGAAATTTATGAAGCTCATGTTTTGAAGCAAAAGCTTGGATGGAGGGAAAAATTGAAGAAATTTTCTAAGAAACAACTTGAGTTCATTCCTGAACATAAGTGGAAAGAGATCCACGAATTAATGGTTTGGAACAAGAATATCAACAAAAAGGAAAAATATGTTGCTATTGCTGGTGCTGTTGCTGCTGCTGCTATACCCGCTTACATGATTTATACCAACAAGGATAAATTGTTGGAATTTTTACCATTTAAGAAGGTTGACCAAGAAATCAAGAGTCAAGCTGCTCCTATTGAAAAGATGCCTGAAATGGAAGATGAAGAAGTCGTTGTTGATGCACAAAGTGGTCAATATCGAACTCAAAAAGGAACTTACCAACGACAAAAGTTGGCCAGACCTGGAAAAATAAGTGCTGCTAAGCCTGTTGCCCAAGGTCTTGATCCTCAAGCATCTACTATTATTACTGATTGTGTTGCTCCAAATTTGGAATGTGTTGAAGCTATTGTTGATGGTATGGCCTCAAAAACTAAAATTTTCTTTTATAAGGGAAGATTAGCTTTTGGAGTGCGTCATACTTTCACTCCTATGATCAATGCTGAAAGAGGAGTGATACGTTTTGTTGATAAAGGCATAACTGTTACTTACTCAGATTTCAAAATTTGGGAATGGGCAAATGCTGATATTGTTGCTATTCAAATAACTGATCTTAGATTACCTGAATATAAAGATATTTCAGGACACTTTATTCATGATGATGAAATTAGTGCCTGGTATACCAATAATTTAAGTATGGTGACCCGAGAACCTTACAAACCTGGCTATGTCAAACAAATTGAGACTAGAGCTGCTGTGAATGGAGAAATTATTGAACGACCCGAATATACTGTAGGACCCACTGCGAAGATGTTTACATCTGGACTTAGAGTCACTGTTGATAATAAAAATGGTGATTGTGGTGCTGTGTACGTTCAATTCAATACTCGTGCGAAGAGAAAGATATGTGCTATGCATACTGCTGGTTATGTTGCTAAACGTGTTGCTTATGCCTCTTTTCTCACAAAAGAGATGATTGATGAAATGGATGAAAAGATTGCTACTGGTCAAGGACTAATGGAAGAAGTACCCGAATATTTGGAAGAATATATCGATAAACCTGGTGTTACTCAATTCGAAGAGATTAAAGAACATGAGGTTTATGGTACTGTAAAACCAAATTATCGACATCGATTGCCCAAGAAGACAAAGAGGATTCCGAGTATGTTGCATGACAAATTGTATACACATACTACTG